TTTGGCTAGAGTTCCTTAGGATCAAAGCCGTACAAGGAGGCTATATGTCTGATGATACTTTTAAAACGTTTATTGTCATGGCTGTGGTATTCATCATCTTTTTGCTTATACACAGCTAGGTGAGCCATTTCGTGGAGTAGGGTTTTGCAGATTGTGTCGAAGTGAGCATTGCGAGCACTGCTAATATAAATCGTGTTTTCGTCAGGTGCAAACTCACCCATAATGTCTTTGCGCCGTGTAACTTTGAGCTTTATTTCGTGGGCATACGGCATTTTAAGTTTATTGAATGGTTCCATTCGACAGAATGTTTTATATAAGAGTTTGAGGTTTTCGTCTGTGAGTAAAGTCAAGACGGAGCCCTTCCGAGTGTCCAAAGATTAATAGGACCAAACTCTATGTCTTTCCACTCTATATACATTTGGGATACTTGGGAATAAAACCTTCGGGAAGTTGGACATAGTCCTGATGTAAGCACGCGGTTGACCACGATTTAAGATCTCCTTTTACACATTCTTGAAAGTATTGCGTGGCATGTGCACACGACTCGAAGTTACCTATATATTGACGGTTATCATCTATATATAAAATCAAAAGCCATTCTAACATGCTAGTCCTCCTAGCAAAAATCTAGATTACTATTATACTCTTATAGAAAAAAGTATGTTAAAATAAATTTAGAGCTGCAAATTAATCATAAGGTGTAAACAGCGACACATGTCAGACCAAAACGAAACATTATATATGCCGGAAGTGGAGGACAATATTCCTCTACCTAAAAACGCGCGTGAAGCAATGCCAGAGCTGTCTCCCAGCCAAGAAATAAAGATGAGAGCAAATACAATTAAACTCATATCTGATATGAATGGTGATGTTATTGAGCCAAATATAAAAAATATGGAAGAAGCAGAGATGTTGGCAGAAGAAATGATGACCAAACCAGAGCTTAGACGTGATTATAGTCAATATCCAAACGAAACAATGGCTTATCTAGCAGGAATGGTAGCTCAAACACAGGTACAACTCACTAAAGACCTAGCAGATTACAAGATGTATGTCCTCAATAACGCCGTTTTAGTCTCTGAAACTTCAAAATCACACAGAGATAAGCTGTCAGCCTTAAGAATGATAGGCGAAATGGATGGAGTAGACGCATTTAAGAAGAAAACAGAGATTACACACGTTAATAAGACAGGACAAGAACTAGAAGAAGAGCTTAAAAAAGCCATTGAAGAATTAAAAGGTAAAGTTATTGAAGGCGAAGTCATAGAAGAATCAAATGATTAGTGCAAAAGACTTACAGTTATTAGAAAAAGCTTTGCCTTATATGGATGAAGCAGAGAAACAAAAAAATCTTAGACTATTAAAACAATATAAAGCAGAATTAGTGAAGGATAAAGGAGCGGAATCCTTTTTAGATTTTATAAAACATGTATACCCAAACTATATTATAGGAGCTCATCATAGAAGACTGGCCCAACTCTTTGAAGATATTGCAAACGGTAAAAGAAAAAGGATTATCGTTAATATTGCTCCTCGTCACGGTAAGTCGGAACTTATTTCTTACCTTGCTCCGGCTTGGTTTTTGGGTAAGTACCCCGCTAAGAAAGTTATTATGGCTTCTCATACAGCTGATCTTGCAGTTAATTTTGGTAGGCGTGTTCGAAACTTGGTGGGCAGCGACTCGTATAAAGAAATATTTCCACAAGTTGAGTTACAAGCAGATTCGAAGTCAGCTTCTCGTTGGGGTACTAATTTTAATGGTGAGTATTTTGCCATTGGTGTGGGTGGCGCTCTTGCTGGACGAGGTGCAGATTTATTTATCATCGATGACCCTCACTCAGAACAAGATGCAAAACTTGGAAAACCAGATGTATTCTTACCCGCGTGGGAATGGTTTCAATCAGGTCCATTACAACGACTTATGCCAGGAGGAGCAATTGTTGTCGTGATGACACGATGGTCTAAGTTAGATTTAACTGGACAGATTGTGAATCAGATGATTAAAAATGATGATGTGGATGATTGGGAAGTAGTAGAGTTTCCTGCAATATTAGAAAATAAGAGTGGAGAAGAAGTTCCGCTTTGGCCAGAGTTTTGGAGTCTAGAAGAATTAAGGTCTCGTCGAGCAGCTTTAGATGTAAGGTATTGGAATGCTCAGTATATGCAAAATCCAGTATCAGAAGAAGGCGCATTAATAAAAAGAGAGTGGTGGAACATATGGGAGAAAGAAAATCCTCCGTCTTGTGAGTTTACCATAATGACACTCGATGCTGCGCAAGAAGCAAATAATCGGTCGGATTATAATGCTTTAACAACTTGGGGCGTATTTTTTAACGAAGAAACCAATAATTATAATATAATACTATTGAACGCAATAAAAAAACGTTTGGAATTCCCAGAGTTAAAGCAACTTTGCATAGACGAATATAAAGATTGGGAACCCGATTCTTTTGTTGTGGAGAAAAAATCTAACGGGGCTGCACTTTACCAAGAGTTCAGAAGGATGGGTATTCCCGTTGGAGAATTCACACCAGGAAAAGGGCAAGATAAAATCAGTCGAGTAAACGCAATTTCAGATTTATTTAGTTCAGGTATAGTATGGGCACCAGATAGAAGATGGGCACATGATGTTATAGAAGAATGTAATGATTTTCCTTCAGGCGCTAATGATGACTTGGTTGATGCGACTACTCTAGCATTAATGAGATTCAGACAAGGTGGCTTTATTAGGTTGCCAAGTGATGAAGAAGATGATATACCAGGATTTAGAGGGTATAATAGCAAAAGATACTATGCTGTATGAATTAGCAAATAAAATATGGAAGATTATATGGTGGGTGAAAACACTTACACTTATTATATTATATCTTTTTATAATACAAATTAAAAAAATATTAGGAATTTACGATGGCAGCAAATGATAAAGATAAGGGACTGTATAATATATTAAAAAATAAAGTCCCTGCACAATATCGTTTTTATTTACAAACATTATTCGGGGACGATAAAAAACCATTAACAGAAAAAGACCTTTCTTTGGAAGAGTTACAAACAATAGATCGACTAATTAAAGAAAAAGAATCAAAACCAAATTTACCCCCGTATCTTTCTGATCGCCAAAAAACTGAAAAAAAGGACTTAGAAAGAATAGACTTATATAAAGATAAAGGTGCTGCTGTGATTGAAATGTCTAAAGATGATCCTGATTGGAAAAGGTATGGAGAGCTAAATAAAAAAGGGTTTAGAACAGATGAGGAAAAAACAGAGTGGGCAGAGCTACGGCCTAAAATGATCGAAAAATATTGGCCTTTGATGCAGTCTGAAGCTTTGTTTGCTTTAGGAGCAGGTGCAAACCCTAAAGAACTTAAACAGTTATATGAAGATGAATATAACCTTGCAGTAGATAGATATAATGACAATTTAAAATTTTTTGAAACTAAATATAAAGAATATAAAGACCGGGATACTGGGCTGGTAGGGCCTCGAAATAAAGGAGCAATACAATATGAAGACTATCCTACTCCTGAAACGCAAGAAGAAGATAAGCGTTTACGAACTATAAATGAAACGTTAGGCAGGTATAATTATGAGTATCTACCCGACGGTAAAATACGGGTAAAAGACAATTACGATTTTTACAATGAATATAGAGAACCATATGTAATGGATTATAACAATATGGGACCTATAGAAAAAGTAAAAGAAGTTGGTAAAGCCGCTATTAATAATTTTACCAACCCAGAAAATACAGTGAGGGATAAAATAAAAGAGACAGCGGGTGATATAGGTATGGCATACATAGGGGACAAAGGTAGACCTATAAATATAGAATATGACCCAAAAGAAATAGAAAAATTAACAAACAAACCTATTAAAGGTGGATCAAAGGATATATAACGAGGAACTTACAATGGCAGCCAATGATATAGATAAAGGGATTTCCCAAGCACCTCAAGGTTTAGATGACATGATGGAAAAAATAACCAACATGGAACCTGATCTTGAAATTGAAATAGAAGACCCAGAAGAAGTAAGTATCAAAATGGGTGGACTCGAAATTGAACTTGAAAAAGAAGATGACGATGAAGATTTCAACGCCAACATAGCTGAATATTTAGATGAATCTACTTTAGATGAATTATCATCTGATTTAATAAGTGCTTATGAAGGAGACCTATCTGCACGACGTGATTGGTTAGATACTTATGTTGAAGGTTTAGATTTATTAGGACTTAAATTAGAAGATAGATCCGAACCATGGGAAGGTGCATGTAATGTTTATCACCCATTAATGACAGAGACACTTGTTAAG